TTATTTAAACGAAAACCCCGATGATCCCAATATTATTTTGCTCGATGCACACAAAGAACGGTTAGAATTCCCTGAGCTAAAAGAAAAAGCATTAGAGATGTACAAAGAGTGGGAGCCTGATGCGTTTGTGATTGAGGCAAAAGCCGCAGGCAGTCCGTTAATTTATGAATTAAGGCGCATGGGAATACCTGTTTCGGAGTTTACTCCAACTAGGGGTAATGATAAGATAGCCCGTATGAATTCGGTGACGGATTTGTTCTCGTCTGGAAAGGTGTGGGCACCTTCTCGCAGATGGGCAGATGAGGTCATGGAAGAGATGGCTGCTTTCCCAAATTCAGAACACGATGACTTGGTTGACTCAAGCACCCAAGCATTAATCCGATTTAGAAAAGGTGGTTTCATTAGTTTGCCCAGTGATGAACAAGACGAACCAACTACATTTAGACGCAAAGCAGCTTACTACTAGGAAATATTATGTCAATTGAAAAAAGTCTATATCAAGCCCCTGTAGGGTTAGATGCCTTAATCGAAGAAGAGCCTCTCGAAATCGAGATTATCGATGCCGAGCTAGACATCGAAGAAGATGTGGAAGAGGAAGAAGACTTTGACCAAAACCTAGCCGAAGTCTTGCCAGAAGGAGTCTTAGCGGATTTGGCTGGCGACTTAATGGGCGACTTTGAGGAAGACATTAGTTCTAGAAAAGACTGGATCCAGACTTACGTAGACGGTCTTGAGCTTTTGGGCATGAAGATCGAAGAACGGGCAGAACCTTGGGAGGGAGCATGTGGGGTATACCATCCATTGCTAAGTGAGGCTCTAGTGAAGTTTCAAGCTGAGACTATCATGGAGACTTTCCCCGCCCAAGGACCAGTAAAGACACAGATCATCGGCAAAGAGACGCAAGAAAAAAAAGACGCTGCTATTCGGGTTCAAGACGATCTGAATTACCAGTTAACAGACGTAATGACCGAGTACCGCCCAGAGCATGAAAGAATGATTTGGGGTCTGGGACTTTCGGGTAACGCCTTTAAGAAAGTTTACTTTGACCCATCCCTAAACCGCCAAGTATCGATGTTCATTCCTGCGGAAGACATCGTTGTTCCGTATGGAGCGTCTAGCTTAGAGCAGTCCCCCCGTGTTACGCATGTCATGCGCAAGACTGAGAATGAAGTTAAGCGACTTCAATACGCAGGCTTTTACCGTGACATCGAACTTTCTGAGCCAAGCGGCGCTTTAGACGAAGTCGAAAAGAAGATTGCTGAGAAGATGGGCTTTAGAGCGTCATCGGATGACCGCTACAAACTCTTGGAAATGCACGTTGACCTTGACTTAGAAGGCTACGAAGACAAAGACGAGAATGGCGAAGAGACAGGAATTGCCCTTCCGTATGTCGTTACGATCGAAAAAGGCACTTCGACTATTCTCTCGATCCGTAGAAACTGGAGACCAGAAGATGAGACAAAACAGAAGCGAAATCATTTTGTACATTATGGCTACGTTCCGGGCTTTGGCTTTTACTGCTTTGGCCTTATTCACCTTGTCGGGGCTTTTGCTAAGTCTGGTACTAGTCTTATTCGGCAGCTCGTGGATGCGGGAACCCTTAGTAACTTGCCCGGTGGGTTTAAAACTCGCGGCTTACGAATCAAGGGAGACGATACCCCAATTGCGCCAGGTGAATTTAGAGACGTAGATGTTCCGTCTGGAGTGTTAAAAGACAACCTAATGCCACTCCCATACAAGGAGCCAAGTCAGGTTTTATACAGTCTTTTGGGTACTATCGTAGAAGAAGGGCGTAGATTTGCTTCGGCTGGAGATATGAAGATCTCCGATATGTCGGCTAATTCCCCAGTCGGCACGACTTTAGCAATTCTGGAAAGAACGCTCAAAGTCATGAGTGCAGTGCAGTCCCGCATTCATTATTCGATGAAGCAAGAACTTAAACTTCTAAAAGAGATCATCCGAGACTACACCCCACCTGACTACAATTACGAGCCAGAAGAAGGTAGCCCACGGGCAAAACAGTCAGACTATGACTTAGTTACCGTCATTCCAGTCTCGGATCCAAACGCCGCTACCATGGCGCAAAAGATCGTTCAGTACCAAGCTGTACTTCAGTTGGCACAACAAGCACCGCAGATCTATAACCTGCCACTCTTGCACCGCCAGATGTTAGAAGTCTTGGGAATCAAGAACGCTCAAAAGCTAGTCCCACTTCAGGACGACCAAAAGCCAGCAGATCCAATCTCGGAAAACATGAATGTAATGTCTGGAAAACCAGTCAAAGCATTCGTTTATCAGGATCAAGATGCGCACATTACCGCCCATCAAAACTTCCTACAGGATCCACAGACCGCTGCGATTATTGGTCAAAACCCAATGGCGAACCAAATTACCGCCGCTATGCAAGCACACATTGCGGAACACTTTGGATTCAAGTACCGCCTCATGATCGAACAACAGTTGGGCGCTCCATTGCCTTACATTAAAGAAGATGACGAGCAGATCCCTGAGGAATACGAAGTCCAGATTTCCCGTCTTGTGGCTCAAGCGTCTACCCAGCTTCTTCAGCAGAACCAAGCTGCTGCTGCGCAACAACAAGCACAGCAACAGGCACAAGATCCAATTGTTCAAATGCAGATGCAAGAACTCCAGATCAAGGCGCAAGAACAGCAACGCAAGGTCGCAAAAGACCAAGCAGACGCTGCGTTAGATCAAGAGAAACTAGCCTTAGAACGTGAACGTGTTATGGGTGAGCTGGAGATTCAAGGTACGAAGATGGGCATCCAGATGGAAAAAGACAAAGAAGCGGCTTTCCGTAAAGAGCAATATGACGGCACGAAACTGGGTATTGACATGATGAAATCAAAGGAACAGAACCAGAATCAACGCCTACAAGTAGCCGCCCAGTTACTGACCGCAGCACAAAATCGAAATAGTAAGGGTGAGAAATGACCGAACTAGAACTATTAATTAAGCAGCTTGACGAAAAGATAGCTCAGCTTAAGGAAGCCGTAATCCTTGGAAACTACGAAAAATTCGAGGATTACAAAAGATCGTGTGGTGAGATTCGAGGTCTGCTCATTGCTCGTGGATACGTATTAGACCTCAAAGAAAAAATGGAGAATTCGGATGACTAGTCCAATCGACTTAGGCAAAGCAGTAGATTTGACGCAGCTGCTTGATAAGTCAAATGAGCAAAAGGCAACACAACTTCCTAAACCATCTGGCTATCGCATTCTGTGCGCTATCCCAGAACAGGAAAAAGAGTTTGAAAGCGGCATCGTAAAAGCAGACGAAACAATGCGAGTCGAAGAAACTCTGACAACGGTGTTATTTGTAGTAGATCTAGGGCCGGATTGTTACCTAGATAAAACTAGGTTTCCTAACGGGCCGTGGTGTAAAAAGGGTGATTTTATCCTTGTGAAGCCATATTCTGGTAGTCGCCTAGTCATTCATGGTCGTGAATTCCGCATCATTAACGATGATACGGTTGAGGCGGTTGTGGATGATCCCCGTGGTATTAAACGTAAGTAAACGAAAAGGAGTATACGAATGGAAAACTACAAGTTTCCCGATGAAGAAGATGAAAAAAAGGTAGAAGACACTACCAGTGAGGCGGATGATTTTGAGATTGAGATCGAAGATGATACCCCCCCACAAGATAAAGGTCGTAGACCATCCGAGCCAGAGTTTGTTGAAAAGCTGGAAAAGGATGAGCTAGATGAGTATTCCGCAGAAGCCAAAAAGAAAATTGATGGCTTTAGAAAGATTTATCACGATGAGCGCAGAGCTAAGGAAGCAGCTGATCGTGAACGTCAGGAAGCTCTTGATTTGGCTAAGAAACTGTATGAAGAAAACAAAACCCTCAAGGGCCGCGTTAATTCAACAGAAGCCGTTGCTGTTGACTCGTTCAAGAGCAATGCCGAGCAAGAGCTGGTTATGGCTAAGAAGGAATATCGAGAGGCTTATGAGTCTGGAGATTCCGAAAAGCTAGTAGAAGCTCAGGAAAAGATGACTTCCGCCAAGATTAAATTGGACAGGGCATTTGATGCCTCGCAAAATTTAAATCAACGCAGGGCTTTACAAGAGCAAGAAAATGAAGTACAAATATCAAAACAGTCTGAAAAGCCTGTTGTCCGAGACCAAAAGGCCACCAGCTGGCAGGAACGAAATCCTTGGTTTGGTCAGGATGACGAGATGACTAGCTTGGCTTTAGGGTTACACGAAAAGCTCGTAAAGACAAATGGCATGGCTTATGCTACGACTGATGAGTATTACAAGCGTATAGACGAAACTATGCGCAAAAGGTTTCCTGAGAATTTTGAGGATGCCATTGCTGACGAAGAAAGAAGTTCTCCTCGGACGAAACCGAGCACCGTAGTTGCCCCGGCAAGCCGTAGTACATCTTCGAAAAAGATAAAACTGAAAACTTCAGAACTAGCGATAGCCAAGAAGTTAGGTTTGACACCAGAGCAGTACGCCCGTGAACTTATTAAAATGGAGGCCTAAGATGGCTAACAACAGAATTACTCGTGAAGTAGAAACCCGTGCAACAAGCCAACGTCCTCAACAGTGGGCACCAGCTGAATTGCTTCCAGAACCGATTAAAATGGATGGGTATAGGTATCACTGGGTTCGTATTTCAACATTAGGTATGGCTGATCCACGCAATCTCTCAGGAAAAATGAGGGAAGGTTGGGAGCCAGTTCCAGTTGAAGAGCAACCTGAAATGCAACTGTTAGTTGATCCCAATAGTCGTTTTAAAGACAACATTGAGATTGGCGGGTTATTACTTTGCAAGACTCCAAAAGAGTTCGTTGAACAGCGTAATGCACATTACTCTAAACAAACTGAAGCTCAGGCGGAAGCTGTAGATAATAATTTAATGCGTCAAAGTGACCCACGGATGCCACTCTTTAAAGAGCGTAAATCCTCAAGTAGCTTTGGCAAAGGTTAATTTTTTATAATTTAGGAGTTTTAAATGGCTTATCCTACCGTAGACGGACCCTATGGGTTCAAGCCGATCAATTTGATCGGTGGTCAGGTTTTTGCTGGTGCAACTCGTCAAATTCCCATCGCTTCAGGCTCTGGCACATCGATTTTTTACGGTGATGTCGTACGCTTGAACACTGGTGGTACTTTGAGCCGTGTTTCAACAACAGATTCCGCAACAGACGCAGTTGGTATTTTCTTGGGCTGTGCTTTCACAAACCCAACTACCAAGCAATTCTTGCAACAACAGTTCTATCCAGCTTCCACAGTGGCTAGTGACATCGTTGCTTATGTATGTGATGATCCTGATACTTATTTCAAAGTAGCAGTGTTGTCAAACAGCACCACCATTGGTGGTATGACCCAGACCGATATCGGCAACAACGTTGCTATTTTGGTTACTGCTGGTTCTACAACTTCTGGTGACTCAAATGAGGGTGTATCTGCAACTACTGGTACCACGACCACACTGCCTTTCCGTGTGATTTCTGGTGTTCCAGAGACTGTAAACGCATCTGGTTCTTTCACTGAGGTTATCGTTAAGTTTAACTTTGGTGTTCATACATATTACAGCGCAGCCGCTGTAAATACCGCTGCTTAAGGAGCATATAAATGGCTATTTCACGCGCACAACTACTGAAAGAGTTGCTCCCAGGTTTGAACGCATTGTTCGGTCTTGAGTACGCTCGATATGGTGAACAGCACAAAGAGATCTACGAAACAGAGACCTCTGAGCGTTCGTTCGAAGAAGAAACCAAGCTGTCTGGCTTCTCCGCTGCACCAGTCAAAAACGAAGGCACCGCCATCGCTTATGACAATGCACAAGAGGCATTCACAGCACGTTACAACCACGAAACCATCGCCCTTGGCTTCTCCCTCACGGAAGAGGCAATCGAGGACAACTTGTATGACAGCCTGTCGGCTCGTTATACCAAGGCTTTGGCTCGTGCAATGGCGTACACCAAGCAGGTTAAAGCTGCTGCTGTGTTGAACAACGGTTTCACCAACTCTGCCCAGTATTACGGTGGTGACGGTGTGCCTCTGTTCTCAACAGCTCACCCATTGGTTTCTGGTGGCACAAACAGCAACACCCAAGCTACAGCTGCTGACTTAAACGAGACTTCTTTGGAAGCCGCCGTTATTCAGATCGCTGCTTGGACAGACGAGCGTGGTTTGCTCATCGCTGCTAAACCTAAGAAATTGGTAGTTCCACCAGCATTACAGTTCGTTGCAACTCGTTTGCTCGAAACTCAATTGCGTGTTGGCACAACCGATAACGACATCAACGCCTTGGTAAACAATGGTTCTATTGCAGAAGGTTACACAGTTAACAACTTCTTGACAGACCCAAATGCTTACTTCCTCTGCACTGACGTTCCAAATGGTATGAAGCATTTCATTCGTACTCCTTTGAGCAACAGCATGGACGGCGACTTCGACACTGGTAACGTTCGTTACAAGTCTCGTGAGCGTTATTCTTTTGGTTGGTCTGATCCCCTCGGTATGTGGGGTTCACAAGGTGCTTAATTAGCCCCTTGGCTTCATGAAGACCCCGCCCAAAAAGCGGGGTTTTTCTTTTATAAAATGCTTGCACAAACTTAAAATAGTAGTAAGATTGTGGAAACTGGATAAACCAGTCTATTAAACCGATCCAGCGGACGCATACACGATTAATAGGCTTACTTTGTATGGAGAATTACTATGGGTTTCGCTACTCACTTAGGTCCTTGGTTACTCGGCACCGTTAAAAACACTACTGGCACTACCGTTGGCACAGTCCGCAACACAGGTACAACCGTTGTTTCACAGACATTTAAGCGTGATTACACAGGTACAACTGTTGCAGCTCCTTCAGTATTGACCATCGCTTGCTTACCAGCTGGCGCACAGATCCTTGATATTTACGTTGATACCTTAGTTGCCTTTACAGGCTCTACTCTTGCTAACATGATTATTGGCAAAGCTGGTACAACCAATGCTTTTTGGGCTACTACTGACATTACCGCAGCTGGTCGTTTAGCTACAACTAATGCTAACCTAGCTAACTGGGCTGGTGCTGCTTCTACTGCCGCTCCTGCTGGTATCGGCATTGGTCCTACAGACGTTTTAGTTCTGGCTACTTTGTCGCCAACGGCTGCTACAGTGACTGCTGGTACGGTTCAGTACACAATCGTTTATGCGGTTAAGAACTCAAACGGCGCACCTACTCAGTCAACATTTGAAAATTAATCTCGTGGGCTAGGGTTTTCCCTAGTCCTTTTTAACTTTTTGGAGATTAATTATGATGCAATATGACGTTAAGCAAGGGCATTTAAACCAAAGTGGTTTTTTTGTTCTTGGGCGCAACCGTATCAAAGGCGTTTCGTTTTTTGGTGGTGGCGCAGATTTAGTGTTGTTTGATACAACCACAGCCCCAGTAACCTCAAGCGTTACATATGGTCGTTCAGGAACTTTAGTAACAGTAAGCAAAACAGCTCACGGTCTTGTT